GTGTCTCGGAATAAAAAAATAATGTAATATTGTCGCGTTAGTCAGTTATAAAACATATGTGATTTTATGCCAGTATGCAGATATTGCGGGACGCATTTTGAAGGCACGTACCGAATGAAATATTGTTCTACAAAATGTCGTATTTTACGAAGAACATGCGTAAAAGGAGAAAACGAATGTTGGGAGTGGAATGGAGGAAAAACAAAAGCAGGATATGGTGTGTTGAATATCTGTAACAAAATAGTATTAGCGCACAGAATATCATATGAGGCATTTTTCGGAGAAATACATGAAGGGCTTTTTGTTTGTCATCGTTGCGACAACCCGTCATGCGTAAACCCTAAACATCTATTTGTCGGAACGAATGCTGACAACATGCACGATATGGCGGAGAAAGGCAGAGCGGCATGGAAAAATCGAGAAATGCCAAAAGAGGTAAGGGAAAAAATAGCGGCTACAAGAAAAGCGAGTGGATGGAAGCCTAGCAGAGAACAGATACAGGCATCTATTGAGGCACGGAGAAAGCTTTTATCAGACCCAGTTAAAAAGAACGAAATATATTCAAAAATTCGTGGTGAAAAGAACCCGAATTATGGGCCAATGACAGACGAGAAACGCGCAAGATACAAAAAATATTGGGAATCTCAAAAAGGAAAAAAGCGCGGTCCAATGAGTGAAGAAACAAAGCTAAAAATAAAAGCAGCTCATTTGCGAAGGTCAATATGTTCCGGAAAATTACCAACAAATTAAACAAGCCGGCGCATGCGAGGAAATCCGGCGCTGGAACCGTGCGGGCGGCAAGGTCTTGCCTGGGCTGGCCAATCGGCGGGAAGCTGAATACAAAATGTGCATGGGAGAATCGAAATGACGAGAGACGAATTGCCGGAAGAAAAACGCACGCGCTGCGAAGTCTGGACGCGGGTGATGGGGTACCACCGACCGGTGCAGAACTGGAACGAGGGAAAGCAGGAAGAATTTAGAGAACGAAAATGCTTTAAAGAACCTGTCCAGCTATAAGGAAAAACCGAATAACTGAAAAAATGGAAAACCTGAAAACGAAATCGATCATCCTGCTTGCCGGTCTTGTGACCGGCATTTTTTTGGGCTGGACGATCAACGGCTGGTGGAGCGGAAACCGGATCGCCAAACTGGAAAAAGACCACGCCGAAGCCGTCCTGAAAGCCGAACAGGATGCCCGCAAGAAAGAACAGGCCATGCAGGCGGAACACGACGCGCTGGCCAGAAAACACGAAAAGGAAAAAAAGAATGCACAAACTGAAATCAACCGGCTGCGCGGTCGCATACGTGCTGGCACTGTGCGCCTGTCAGTCCCCGCCCGTGGCTGTACAGTGCCCGGAAATACCACCAATGACGCTGGAGAAACGCGAGCCGAACTTGACGGAAAGACTGCTTACGATCTTATCTCTATCGCAGCCGACGGAGACGCAGCAATCCGGGAGCTGAATCTGTGTATTGATCAGTACAAGGCGCTGCAATGAAAAAACCGGCTTGAAGGCTTATTTTTTCAGATCAAAAGTGTTTCGCCATAAAAAATAATAGCTAGTATTTATCAGGTGTTTGAGCTGATTATTTTTTGTGCATGGCGAAACGAAAATTTAACTAACCTATTGATTTTAAATAATTTGTAAACGGCCTTCTAATCAGTTGGTTTCATTCCTCATCCTCGATTCAAGTTCCGCCATTTCTTTATCAAAAAATTCTTGTGCGGTTATTCCTTTTGGTACGTCGGGAATCAATCCCGGGCCGTCGAGAGTGTTTTCAATCCAACGCATTGCGTTATCTGCACCTGTGTTACACATTTCGACGTAAGCTGCTTGCATCGCGCATAAAACCATTTCAAGGTGAAACGAAATGTGCTCAATCGCCTTTTTCTTTTTTTCACATTCTGGACATTGAGTGCGGGAGTTCCAATCCCGTGCTGCATCTTCTTTCCAGTTATTATTTCTCCAAGAATAAAATTCATCTGTTTTAGCTAAGCATTGAATACAATATGCGTATCCAATGCATTCATTTTCTTGAAAATCCGCCGGGCCTCCACAGAAAGGGCACGGCAGCAATTCAGGCGTTTTAGTCATTTTCTTTCCCCTTGTAAAAACCCCATTCAAGGTTTTCACTGGCGATCTCCCACGCAAATTTTTCTTGTATTTCTTTTGGCATATCGTCAAATTCCTGTTCTGTAATTCCTAATTTATCCCAAGAATAAAATTCTTTGACTTCACTTCCGCGCATGCCTGTCTTAATAAATACGGTAAGCCCTTTACTCATTTCCGATCATCTCCGCTTTAACAAGTTTGAGGGTTTCCGGGTCAAACTCAAAACGGATATTCGGCTTAACTCCTGTATCATGAAAAAGCTTTCCCCAACCGGTAAAACTATCTATTTCATATCCAAGCTTTGTTTTGACGACTATATTTTTCGGCTTGACGCGCCATTCAAGATCGCCTATATCGAATCTTGGGAGAGGCATATCATTATCTTTCCACTCGCTGTCTTTCCAGTCCAAATACTTATACTGTATCGGTTTTCCATCAGCCCAAGCCTTGATGATTTCGGCCCATTTATGTGGTTTTCTTTCAGTCGTCATCTATTAAATCCCAAAAAACATAAACAATCGGCATGAAACTGAGTGCCATTATTAAAGATAAAAAGACTGCCGCCTTTAATTCTTCTCTCATGGATTCATCAAAAAACACCGGGATAAAAGGACAAAATAATATGTATAACCCCAGTAAAATTAGTATGATTCGTTTCATATAGCTCATACTAATCCCTTGTCTCTCAACTCCTGATACTTCGCCATAACAGCGCCTTTATTTTCTTCGGCTTCTTTAAGTGTCGTGAACAGATTGCCCATATACAGACGTGCCATGTCCCCTGATTCAGAAGAATCGAAATACCAATCAATTATTTTTCCGTTGGGCCTTACAGTAAAATACTTGTCTCCATTTTTAAACTTCTTCCGAGCATTCAATTCATCCGACAACGCAATCAAACGTTCTACGGCCTCTTTAATCATTTCAACGGTTAAACGCGAGCCATATTCCTTGTTATGCAACGAACTCATAAAGCCGATTTTATATTTATTGCCATCCTTTAAAACATTTAAGTAATAATCCCCACCGTCTTTGGCAATATCCACAACACTACCGGCCAGAATCCGATCAACTATTTCTTTCATCGTTCACCCGAGAAGTCTGTCGTAACCTTCAGGCTCCGGATTTCCGAAATGCTGCCAGCTTGCGAGAAAAAATCCTTCCGATCGTGCCCACTCCAGAAATTCTCCGATTGCCTGACTTTTTTCCTTTACAGCCGAAATCTTTTCCAATTCACTCATAGTTCACCTGTCTGTCAAGCGTCTTCTGATTTCATTTTTTCAGCGATTTTTCCTACGGCAAAACATGCCAAATAGTGCGCATACGATTCATCGTTAATGCCGTTTTCTCCGAAATAGGCATTTATCTTTACCTCATCCCCATCGTCTTCAATGGTTATTACTGCTTTCATTTCTCTATCTCCTCCCAACGTTTTCGCAAATTTCTATAACTCGCAGACAGGTATCGACGCTGAACATACCGATATGACATTTTTCTTTTGGGATGCCTAGTTGATCAGCAAGCCAGCGGTATCCAGCACCACGAGCGACCGATTTCGATATCCCTTCTTTTCGCATTTTCCGCATCCATAGAGGATCGAAAGCGGCATGAGCCTTGATTTTTGCAGCGCGGGTTGCTGCATCCGCTACTAGGCCAAGAGGGCGTTCGGTGCCCTTGTGGCACCCAACATAAGCGTCACACGGGACACATTTCCAGACAGGGCCGTAGTCCTTCTGATATGGATATTCGGCGTCCCCGATGTAGTACAGATGTATGTCATTCTTGCAGTAGCGGCAATATGGTTTACTCATGGTATTCTCAAGGTTCAATTCAGATTTTTATTTTTTTGTTCAAGCATTTCGCGCAACTTCACCAGTTCATTCATTTCATTTCTCCTGTTGGTTATCCCGGCTTTTGTCCAGAGCCGGGGAACTGGCCGATCATGTTGACTTGTGCCTGATCGGTAACACAGGGTTTACGTGGTCGGTGTCACCCTCACGCCGTAGCGGTTGTTTCGTCTCCCCGTCACCGCTACTGGACGGGGGATGAGTTACAGCTCGTCTTCGTTTGTTGGTTCGTCTGGCGGCTGATCCATCAGCCAGTCTTTCAGCTTCATTTGATGACCACCCTTTCGGTCTGTTCCAGCTGACAGCCTGGGATGCTTTTCCCGTCCTTCAAGTCCTTCAGGAGTCGCCTTTTATCCAATCTTGCTGGCTCGGGTTCAGGAATTTTCCAGTACAATTCCGGTACCAGCCCATCGTCGATGATCTGCACGGCATGCGGGTTCTTCTGAATCACAATATCGAACTCCAGTCCCTCGACTTTCCGCACCCCAGCGATGGTCATGCACGTCTGTAAGTACTCAAGTAAGCTTTTGCGCTTGTTCTCAAAATGCACTTTTCGCTGACACATTTCGTCGCAAGCGTTTTCCAGAGCGATGATCTTTCCCTCAAACTCTTTCACGATATAGCCTGTGGCAAGACATTTCTTTTCAAAATCGAAGCTTTCCGCATCGATGGTATCGGCGATTGTCTGCGGGTCTTGCCCTGAGTTTTCGAGTTTGTCCTTGAGTGTGGCCACTTCGGCAGACAGCTTGTACAAGTTACTCATGCGTTTTCTCCTACATATTGGTTCACGCCCTCATAAACCTTTCGGGAAACCTCTTCCAGCTGACGATCATGCAGGGCGAGAATCGCTGGCATTTTCATAATGAGTTCACCGTTTAACGCCCACGAACCGGTCTTTTTCCCGCGTTCAATAGCCTGTTTCAGGTGCGTCAATACAGTGGCAAAGTCTTCATTGTTTTCGCCCATGTAATTTCGCGGATATCCCTTATTAGCAAGGATCAGGGCAATGTTGCAGACAAATACCAAATTCATCATGGCATCACGATTGGCCGTCCGTTTGAGCCAGTCCAGAGACAACCAATGGAAGAGAGACAATACCTGCTTCTCGTCTTCGCTCATTTTCCCGTTCCAGCCCTGAATAATCTTCATTTTCGCCAGCAGGGCTTGTTTGTCGTTTCTCCTGACCTTGATTTGCGTTCGCATAATTCACCCTTCAAAACACCCTTCAAAAAGGAATATCGTCTGAACCGTCTTTACCTGCCTGATACGTATTTCGCTTTGTTTGCTGACCATCATGCTTTTGGCCAAGCATCTGCATCTGATCGGCGATGATTTCAGTCTGGTAACGCTCTATGCCATTTTTGTCTGTGTACTTCCGTGTTTTCAGCCGTCCTTCCACATAAACCTGCACCCCTTTTTTCAGATACTGTCCGGCAATTTCGGCCAGCTTCCCGAAGAAAACGCATCTATGCCACTCGGTCGCTTCCTTCTGTTCGCCAGTAGCCTTGTCACGCCAGCGATCAGTCGTGGCTACTGCAATACTGGTAACCTGTTCGCCGCTCGGCAGATATCGGTTTTCCGGATCGCGACCGCAGAATCCAATAATGATGACTTTGTTTATGCTCATTGCTTTTTCTCCAGTATCGCTTTCAGGCGGTCATATTCTTTCTTGATTGACGGACGATCTTTTGGATTCGCCTTTTTCCATGCATCGCCAAAGATGGCTTGCAGTTCCTCGACGGTTGATGCGTCACCCATTGCTGTGAAAACGTCTGTCCAGTCATCCGGGTCTTCCAGATCGTCAAAATCAGACTTCGGCTGAATGGGCTCCTGTACCGTTGCGTCAGGGTCATTGTCTCCCTCTGTCGGTATGGCGAATGTTTGGAAACAGGCGTATTTATATGCAGCACTCATAGCCTTGTTGGTTGCTTTGTCCCCGCTGTCCATCGCTTCGCCGAACGTCCGCGCAGTGTGCTTTGAACCGTCTTCGGCCGATACAAAGTCAAACTCTGCCTCAACCGTCACATAAAACAGTGCGGCTCCCTTCGTGCTTTTTCGCTCGACACAATCCCGCGATACCATGCGAGGGATAATGCACAGGTGATGTTCTGCCAACAGGGGGGAAATCACGTTATACACATCATCAATACCCCGAAAGGCATACATCGGCTTGTTGTTCCAGTCCTTCGCCTCGCGGTTTTTTGTGATACCAATCTTTGACAAGGCCGCTTGTACCGCATTGATCGCGGCATAGACGTTTTTCGTGTCGCTCATGCTATCTCCTTGACCATTTCGCGGGCTGCCTCAATGTTTTCCGGTTGTAACCAGTAAGCCCCGTCACGGTACGAATGCGCCGGATTGTCATCCCTGTCATATTCAGGCGAAAGGATGTAAGTGTCACCGAGATAGTTTTTAGCTTGTGTCAATGTCATGCTATTGCTCCTCTGATGATTTCCGCAGCAATCCAGAACAGGCCGATATACAATGCCCATCCAATACCGGTAAAAAGTTCAAGCATCTTTTTCATCATCAAATCAACCTTCAGAAAATCCGGTTTTTTTTATCTGGATCCGGAAACCAGACCGGCCGACGCGCATCAGCCGGTGTTAATCGTTGCAGGAGTAATATCTGGCTTGCTCTTCTGCTTCCCGGGCACGTTCGTCTTCTTCGTCTATGATTTGTACTGCCAAGTTTTCGGCGGCATCATTCCAGTACGCCCAGATGGAGTCTTTGATCTGGTCGCTTGTCATCTGGGAGGCGTCGAAAGTTTCCAGCGCTTCAGAGATGTTTTCTGGCAGAGCAGGGTTGAAATCGCCCGCCAGAAGCTCATCAACAACCTTGTTGACCCGATCACAAAAATGGCCGTAGCGATCCTGCTGTCTTTCGTATGCGGCCAGATCGGCCATCACTGGACAGAAATCTCTTGTTGTGTGTGACATTTTTTACTCCGTCATTGTTTAGCTGATGATGTAATTATAATTACACAAAATGAAAAACGCAAGTACAATTTACAAAAAATGTAATCAAATTTACAATTTCCATTATTTTTGAGGAGTGGCTAAAAATGACAGTAATCGCATGGGATGGGAAAACATTGGCAGCAGACAGACAGATCACATCTGGTTACACAAAGAACAAACGGATAACGAAGATCAGGAAATATGGGAATGTGCTTTGTGGAGTAACGGGAGAAACAAAATATGCCGATGCTTTGTTTAAATGGGTAGAGGGCGGAAGAATCAAGGAGAGATTCCCGTCATTTAGCGACGACAATCAGGTCATGCTGGTGGTTATCGATGATAAAGACTTGATCGAGTATTGGTCGTCGACCTTTGAAACAAAATATCCGCGTGATGAAAGAACAGCATGGGGAAGCGGAAAAGAATTGGCTTTAGGCGCAATGGCGGCTGGAGCTGACGCAAAAAAGGCGGCAGAAATCGCCTGCGAATACGATCTGTATTGTGGAGGAGGGGTTGATGTTGTCGAAGCGTGATTTGTCAACAGAACGGGTGACGAAAGTGGAGTTGATCCCGGATATCGCAGTCAAGAACAATGTTTTGTTCCAACTTAACTGCGATCTTGGCATCAAGGAATTTGCTGTCCAGTTGGGTACATCGATGGGGGAAACGGTTGGCTATCTTATATTTAGGGGAGATGGGAAACACTTTGAAGCAACGAAGTTAATTTCTCAGGATGAGAAAGTGCCGCACAAATTAACTGTGTTGAGAGGGACACTATGGTCTTACCCGGAAGTGATTTCAAATCAGAAATTAGCTTGTCTTTCAGAGACTGATCCGTATTTTGACTCTGATTTATGGCGTAAATCAGTTGAGCAAGTGTGTTCTCATGAATTTTGACGGTAATTGTGTCGATATTGGCTCTAACGCCACCTTCCGGGCTGATGTAGTCCCATCCGTCAGCAGTTAGTTCGGGAGGAAATGCGCAAGAGTATTTGCCATCTACACTGCGGATGATGTGACTGACAACAAGCCCTTTTTGCTCAAGATATTGGAGATTGACAATATACTTTTTCTGGTTTTCGTTGGCTTTTTCCCGAAACCACTCAATGCCATCCATGTGATCTGGCGCAGTTTCAGCCAATTTTTGAAGGACGTCTATGTAATAATCTCTCTCTAATAGCGGTTCCATATGTCAGTTCCCGAAGTTCTTGAAATCCATCGGCAAAGCTCGCAACACTTTACCAACGATTCGTGTTTCGTCCGGTCGCTCAACCCACAGCCATGAATCATAATTTTTGTTGTCGGATATAACGGTAAGGTTGCGCCCTATAAGGGAAATTCGTTTGCACAGTAACTCGCCGCCATGCAGGATGACGTAAACGGATTCGCCTGCAAAGTCATTGACAGACGTATCGATAAAGAGCAGATCATTCGGGTTGATGGTCGGAACCATACTGTCTTTAGAGGCAACAATAACCTTGATATTCCCGTTTTTATTGATGCTGCCAATCAATTCCATTTCCTTTTCGATTGGCATAACCATTCGACGGATAATCTCGGGATAATCAGGATTGATGATTCCGTTCCCGCATGCGGCACGCCTATAGCTTTGGCGAAGTCTGAAACATTCATTCCCTCACGGTCCCTGAGCATTTTGATTTTTTGTCCAAGTGTATTCATGTAAGGATAATTACATATTTTTAAGTAAATGAGCTTTATTTTTAAAGTAACTTAAATTACAATATTCTCATGAATGAGATCGCATCAAAAATTATTGATTCCAATGGCGGAACAACCGCTGTTGCCAAAGCATGCGGATTGAAGCCGCAGGCTGTGTCCAGATGGCGTCAATTTGGGATACCGAAAGCATGGATGAAATTTATTGAGGCTGGTGGACTGAAAAAACAACTTGCGGAAAAAGAAGCCCGTGAACGGTCAGATATGGAAGAAAAATGAAGTGTGTTTCGGGGAAGAACCATGCATACGATGAAAAGGTCCTGATCCGGTACTTCATCAATGAAGGCTGGACAAGGCAATCAGCTGTTGAACTGGCACGAGGCATGATCGAACGCGGTTCGTGCCTGCCAGATCACGAACATGCGAAGTATCTGAAACTGGAGGGGAAATGACAGAAAAACTGACGGAATATCAGAACAGATTGATATCCGAAACATTGTGCAAGATGGTTCTGGACGGAGTAGCGCCGGACGAAATTAGGAAAAAACAGCGTTTCCTGTCAGAACAAATGACGAAACTGAATGCCCAGTCATTTTCCGAGAATCTCTGTTCTGCAACCGTGGCAATAGAGGACGGGGAATATGTTTCCGACGCTTCCCCGAAATTGTCTTTGCAAAACGGACTTGATCCCCTTGTCGAAGCGGCACTGGCAAATGTAGTGAGTGGGCTCCGTATGGGGATGGAATCAAGAGTGGCGTTTTATTGGGTTGACATTGGTCGCATGTGTAAAGTTGTCTCCACACGGGATAGCTTGGACAGAACAATATTTTTCCTGCTGCAAGACGGATTCCTGCAATTCCATAATTTTCTGAGCTTTTTCCAAGACTTAGTTTTAGGTGGAAATCTCCGCAGATTGAGTGTGGATCAACTATCCGAAAAACTTGAGGATGCTCGCCGAAAATACATCGGTGAGGTCGCCAAAACGTTCAAATTTGATTATCCGGAACATTGGTGATGACTGGAAACGACAAAACTGGGCAAAAACAGAGAGATGCCGGGATACAAGCCGTACTACGAAATAACCGCGAGTTTTATGAAAACGCTCTGCACGAATTGCGCCAGTATCTGATTCTGCTATCGGTCAACAAGGTGGATGTGTTCACGTTCGAGAACTTCCGTCAGCACTACCTACGAAAAGGACTTGAACCACCCTCCCATCACAACGCATGGGGCGCATTAGCCAGCAAAGCGGCAAAAGCGGGCGTAATCCAATGGACAGGGGAGTACATCCTGGCCAAATCAGCCAGAACACACGGACATCCGGTAAAAATCTGGAGACGATCATGAAAAGGTCACGCTATCCCACACGGAGAATACTCGTCATCAGCAATATCCAGCTGGACACGGCAATAAACGTTTTGAAAAACATCCCGATAGATTCGACCAACCCGATTGAAATCAGGATCGGCGAACAAATCAAAAGCCGAAACAAAGACCAGAACGCTTTGATGTGGGCTGGCCCGCTTCGCGACATTGCTAGTCAGGCATACGTCAACGGTCAGACGTACTCAGCCGATGTCTGGCACGAGCATTTCAAACGGGAATTTTTGCCGGAAGAAGGCGAACCTGAACTGACAAAAGAAGGTTATCAGAAATGGCGGTATTTGCCTTCTGGTGAACGGATTCTGAAGGCGTCAACGGGCGATCTGACAACAAAAGGGTTTTCTCTTTATCTCGAACAAATATACGCCTATGGAGCGTCTCTTGGTGTCCAGTTTGGCATTTCCGAAAGGATGTTTGCGTGATCTACCGGAATAAAAAGTTACTTGATTTTGCGAAATTCTCGCCTTGCTGTTTTGCATGTGGGCGTTTCAACGATGGCACAGTCGTTGCCGCACACAGCAATCAGTCGCGGGACGGGAAGGGGAAAGGGATCAAGGCGCATGATTTCCGAGTGGCTTATCTGTGCAATCAATGCCACATAGAAATCGACCAGGGAAGCAGGTTAAGCAAATCTGAGCGGGTTGAGATGTGGGAAGAGGCCCACCGGAAGACGGTGGAATGGTGGTTTTTATCTGGGATTCTGGAAGTGAAGGCGAAAAAATGACAGATGAAGAAATTATCGCTATGCACGAAAGGAGAGCGGTTCGTTTTTGCATTCATTGTAGAAAAAAGCAAGTTAATCCACATATCGCGTATATAGCTGATGACTTACTTTATTGCACTGAGTGCGCAGAAAGAATCGCAAATGCTTTCTGGAAAAGGCGCACAGGGAAATGGCTAACATATGAAAATCCTGTCTCAGAATCGCATCTAAAAAAGAAAAGAAAGATTTCTCATTCAATTCAAAAGAATGTTTGGGAACGTGATGCTTATCGTTGCGTGAATTGCGGTTCCCATATCGATCTAACAGTTGACCACATTATCCCAGAATCTAAAGGCGGTATGCTTGACATGGATAATCTTCAAACGCTTTGTCGTTCATGCAATAGTAGAAAGGGAACGAAATGAGTGTACAGGCAATGACATGGGCTTTCAATCTCAAACTGAAATCTTCAGCGAAGTTCGTGCTGATCTGTATGTGCGATTGCGCGAATGGTGACGGAATTTTCTGGCCATCGCTGTCCTTACTTCAGGAGAAAACCTGCCTCGATAGAAAGACAATTATTTCAGCGATAGATTCCCTCGAAAAAGATGGCTACATCATCGATACGGGTAAAAGAAGGGGCGGTACAAGTCAAATCAAGGTCTACTCGCTGGCTTGTGATTTGTCGAACCAGACTCACTATGTCTACAAGCTGATAGCCGAGAATGGAGAGTTCTACATTGGTGTCAGAAGTTGCTATGGTCTGCCGGAAGAAGACGAATACATGGGAAGTGGAGTTTGGCCAAAACATTGTATGGCAATGAATATCAGTCTTGAAAAAGAAATTTTGGCCATTTATCAAACTCGGAAACAAGCAGAGGAAGACGAAAAAGCGCGTATTGCAGAAAACATCTCCGATCCGCGCTGTCAAAACAGAGCAAATCCTAACAGTCCCAAAAACGGAACTGTAAAAAAAGAACGCGGAACAGTCCCAAATTTCCCATCAAAGAGTACCGTTTTTCCCGCCAAAGAGTACCAGATTTCCCATGAAAGAGTACCAAAAACGGTACACGGAACCATCAATGAACCATCAATAGAACCATCAGGGAACCGTCAAAAGGCGCAAGCGCCGTTTTCGACCGACCTGCTGATCCGGGAAGGAGTGCCTGATGACGTTGCCAGAGACTTTGCCGAATTGCGAAAGCGATTGAAAGCACCGATATCGGAGACAGCGATCAAAGGATTGATCCGGGAAGCGCAAAAAGCCGGAATGACATTGACGGAGGTGCTGGAAACCGTTTGCGCTAACGGCTGGCGCGGATTCAAGGCAGATTGGGTGCGTAACCGTCCGGGAGGCAGACAGGAAAAAACGCTGTACGAACGGAACATGGAAGCTGGAGAACGTGCTAAACGATTGATTTTTGGAGAAGATTATGCAGAACAGGGACTTTGACGAATTCAGGCAAATCATATCGGCGACTTACGACCTGTACGGAAAAACCATCTCGGAGTTTGCTCTGTCGCTGTGGTGGAACGGCCTGAAAGACTATGACCTGAGAGCGATAAGCGAAGCGTTAAGTCGCCACGCAGTCAACCCGGATAATGGTCAATACATGCCAAAGCCGGCGGACGTTGTCCGGATGATTGGGGGCACGTCAACCGACAGCGCGATGATCGCCTGGACAAAAGTCGATAAAGCAGTTCGACAGGTCGGCACGTGGCAAGACGTCGTATTCGATGATCCGCTCATCCATCGTGTCATCGATGACATGGGAGGGTGGATCGAGTTCGGCAAAAAGACCGAGGACGAATGGCCGTTTGTCGCCAAGGAGTTCGAAACACGTTACAGAGGGTATGCGTCACGCGGCATGACACCGGAATACAAAGGGGTGTTGACAGGTATCGCCAACGCCAACAACAGCCGTCATGGTTTTGATTGTGGTAAACCGGTGTTGATCGGATATCCGGAAAAGGCCCGACGGGTCATCCAGATGGGAGGAGATACCCCGCAGATGATAACCCGTGCGGGAGACAAGGTTCATGCGTTACTGGGGGCGGCATGAAACCATCAATCCTTGCGCTTGGCCGGTTGAAACGGCAGCACCTCAATATCCTGGCCTTTTTATATAAAAGACCATGCTGGGATTATTCCGCAAAGCAGATCGCGGAAGAAATCGAAAACAACACGAAAAACGTTTCTGCCGCCTTGCGCCATATGTGGCAGCTCGGGATAGTGAAAAGGGCACCAGGGATATATCCATGCCTCCGCTACACGATTGCAGACGACGAGCGGATACCGGCATTGCTGGCGAAACTTGACGAAAAACCGGACAAAAAGCCGCTTTCCCCGTTTTGGCAAGGAATGGCGATATGGGATAGCGCTGTTAAAGCATGTGTTGAGATCAAACAGAAGGACACATTTGAAAAAAACAGAGATGCACGATGAAAGGATAAAACATGGGAACCGAGAAAACAGCGTTATTAAATGCTCAGGAGGAGTATGCCCGGGCAAAGAAAAAATACGGGGTAACGTCTGCTCAGGCACTGAAGTGGATGGGAACGATGCTGGCACTTGTACCGGAAGAGCTGAAAGAAAAAATCGTTGACGCCGGTATTCGGCAAGGAGTGCTACCCAAACCGGATGGTTATCTGGCAGACGGAACACCGGTATATAGCTCCAGATTGATTGAAGATTTCTTCGGGGTGTCCCGGGATGAAATCGGCCGCCGGATACAGATACTTAATGAGGCGAGACAGTCCGTCGGTAAAGCACCATTGTCGTTCCCGGACGATACTCTCGTCCACAAAGTGCAGTAGGGGTAAATATGACCTGTATCCGATTTTCCGTTCCCGGCGCCCCAGTCGCAAAAGCCCGTCCGCGTTTCACGAAAAACGGACACGCCTACACGCCCGATAAAACGCGCTCATACGAAGCGATCGTCAAGCTGTGTGCCATGAAAGCCATGAAGGGCAAAAAGCTGCTCACGGGCGCGATTTCGCTTTCCGTGACGGCGTTTTTCCCGATACCGAAATCCTGCACAAAGTCGGTCAGGGCAAAAGCATTGTCCGGTGAATTCAGGCATACAAAAAAGCCGGACTGGGACAACGTCGGCAAGATTGTGTCGGACGCCTTGAATGGCGTGGTTTACGCTGACGATGCGAAGGTATCGCATGCGACTGTCGATAAGCGATATTCCGACTTTCCGCGGGTAGAAGTGTTGGTTGAATGCATATAGGGCAAACGATGAAGAACAGGAACCGAGAAAAAAATTACCCAAAAAAACGGAGCCGAATAGATGCGCAAGCAAAAATGGAAATATCCTTGTATCGAAAACACGTGAGGAAATTTAGAAAACCCATAAAACCGCGCTGCTCTCCACCTGTGAGGATCATTAACTATGGATTTTGTATAGAGATTTTCTTTCCAGAAACATTTACAAGAAGAAAATTCGATAATTTCTTGAGACGCGCAGAACAATCAATGAACGAATTTTTAGAAAGCTTTAATGCGGAAACGCGTGAGTTTTATGAAAAAAATCGGTTGAACTTTGCTGCGGAGAATGACATTGTTTGAAAACACCGAACAGGCTTTGATTTTCGCCTACAACTACACAGGTCAAAACTGCGTCACAGCGCGTCTATCGCCGGAACCATTGCCAACAACCGGAAAGGGGCTGGGCGGTCTGAATGGCGCGGCACAGGCCGGCATGATCCGGCGAGAAGTCAGTTCCGCCGGGAAACTGATCGAAAGCCTGATAACCGCGAAATACGCGCCGATGTGGTTGCCGTGCAGCTGCGGTCATGCTTGCTGTTCCGGCAAGATCGAAAACAAGGAATGGGCGGAAGCGATCCCGTACATCGTGCTGGACGTGTGCAAAAACGCATTGCACGGTGCGGATCGGGCAACGGTTGTTTGGTGCGTCAAGGCATATTACAGTGGTGTTCGACCGTCGGCAACGCTTATCGCAAGCTATGCGGGTGTTCACGTGTCCACCATCACGCGGCAGATGAAAGACATCAAGACGTATTTGCGCGGCACAAGAGGCCGCGAAGGTATGGATGCGGTTGCGTACCGAATGGTTGACAGGATACTGATGGACAAAGGGGTTGTAGAATCCGCCGTAATTTGACAAACAACGCGCTGGCAGGGCATACTGACCGCACTACTTTCATAAGCGGTCTCCGCTCCGTCATTCTGCGGATTTTTTTATGCCTGCTCACAGCAGGGATTCGCCTACTATGGGCGGGACGATAGGCCGAATACAATACCTTCGGGAAATAAGGCCAGCCGACTTATGACGGTAGTTGAGTCCCGCCCACCCTCATTCAGATGGGCTACTACTAAATCATAAGGAGGTCAAATGACCGCTCTCATAATCGGCACATCATCAATCCGTCAGATCGACGGACTTTGCTCACTCAACGATTTGCATAAGGTATCAGGCGGTTTATCTAAACATCAACCGAATAACTTTATTCGTATCGAACAAACCCAAGCCTTGATTGCAGAATTAAACTCATCAAATCTGAGGAGTTTAGAAACACGCGAAGGCCGAAACGGCGGCACTTACGCCCGCAAGGAACTGGTCATCGCTTACGCAGCATGGATAAGTCCCGCGTTCCACCTCAAAGTCATTCGGGTGTTTCTTGCAGAAGCCGGACGGACATTACCCCAAAAACAGGACATAAACCTTCTGGACAAGGACTATTTCGCAAAAGTCCGGGACATCGCGATCAAGTTTGCCGACGACTGGGTACGTATAAAAAACAGAACAAATCCTTGACCATGCAAAAAAAACGATGCATAATACGTGTTAATTTCCAAAATGGGTAAATGCATCCATAAGATAAAGCCTCCGATTTTCCGGGGGCTTTTTTTGTTGACATGGCAAACGAAAACAACTTGAATCCGCCCATTCGAAGCGCGAGGGAAGCGCGAGAAAAAGGCCAAAAAGGCGGGATTGCGTCAGGTGAGGCGCGTCGAAAGAAAAAAACGATTCGCGAAACGCTGGAAATGATGTTGTCCGGAAAAATGCCGGACGGCGCGACACGACAGGATGCGATTGTCGTTGCACTGATGGAAAAAGCTCTTTCCGGTGATGTTCGGGCTTTTGAAGCCATACGCGACAGCATCGGTGAGAAGCCGGTAAACGCTTTATCCGGTGTAGATGGTGAACCGCTTGTTCCACCTGCAATCAATGTCATCTTCCCTCAACGTTGAATTTGCCCCGGTATTTTCAGGTCTTTTCAAGCCATATCGTTACAAAAACTTTTACGGCGGTCGTGGTTCCGGCAAGTCTGTACACTTCGCCAAAGCGTTGACCGTAATGGCGTACAGCAGACCGATACGGGTATTGTGTGCCAGAGAAGTCCAGAACACGATTCGGGATTCTGTCCACAAGCTGATAACCGACCAGATCAATTCGATGGGGCTGCACCAATGGTTCAGGATCACGGAAAACAGCATCAAAAGTTCGATTGGATCAGAGTTCATCTTCAAGGGGTTGAAATACGACCCGCAGGGCATCAAGTCAACAGAGGGCATTGACATATGTTGGGTGGAAGAAGCACAAACGGTCAGTGAGGAATCCTGGTCAATACTGATTCCGACGATCAGAAAATCTGGTTCCGAAATCTGGTTGAGCTGGAACCCTACCGACGAGGACGCGCCGACATACAAGCGGTTTGTAACCGCGCCGCCGCCGGACTGTTGCAGCGCAGAAGTCAATTACTTCGACAACCCGTGGTTTCCGGAAGTACTCCGAAAAGAAATGGAGTATCTCAAGGAAACGGACTATTCGGCATATGAGCATGTTTGGCTTGGCAAACCGCTGACTATAAGCGACGCGGTCATTTTCGCTGGCAAGTATCGGGTAGAGGCGTTTCCCGATGATCTTTGGGAAAAAGCGGACAGACTGTTTTTTGGTGCGGACTTCGGTTTTGCCAAAGACCCCAGCACACTGGTACGCAGCTTCATTTTGGATGACTGCCTGTACATCGAATATGAAGCGTATGGTGTTGGCGTGGAAATCACCGAATTACCGCAGCTGTATGATTCAATCCCCGGTGCACGGGAATGGCCTATCAAGGCTGACAACGCAAGACCGGAAACGATCAGTTATCTTCACAAAGAGCACGGATTCAACATTGCTGCAGCGGACAAGTGGCAAGGCAGCGTCGAGGATGGTATCGCACACCTGAAAGGTTTTCGGCAAATCATCATACATGAGCGGTGCAAACACATGGCGGAAGAAGCCAGATTGTACCGGTACAAGATAGACAAGCGAACAAACGACATCTTGCCGGTGATCGAGGACAAGAACAACCATCTTTGGGATGCATTACGTTACTCGCTGGATGGATACATCAAGCGCAAGGGCGCAGACTGGTTTGATTTGGTGTGATGTCGCTTCCTTTTGGGTGCGTGGATTGAAATAAATGATTTGGTATGAGCTTTTTTGACTGGGTACGCGGGGAAGAACCCGTGCGCGAAGAAAAGAAAAAAAAGAAAAAGTCGGTCAACGGACTTTTAGCTTTCTCCACGCACAACATACCGGAAATGTCACGGGCGGAAATCGACCGGCGTGTTTTCCTGGAACCGGTTTTCCCGGATGCCGAAATGGCAATGGATTCGGGAAACAATCCGATCCCGACCAAAGGCATATTCTCGATTGCCAACTCGCCGGTATCGAACACCTTGCTGTCATGGTATGCCATGCAAGGCTTTATCGGATATCAGACATGTGCCTTGTTGTCCCAACACTGGTTGATCAACAAGGCTTGTGTCGCCCCCGGCAAGGATGCGACACGCAACGGTTGGGAGCTATCGATAGAGGGAGATAGATCCGAAGAGATAACGCAAGCGTTGACTGCCAGGGATACAGCTTTCCGGATAACAGAAAACCTCATCGAATATTCCCAGTTTTTGCGTATTTTCGGTGTGCGGATTGCCCTGTTCGATGTGCAAAGCGATGATCCTTCGTACTATGAAAATCAGTTCAACATCGACGGTGTGACACCGGGATCATACAAAGGGATATCGCAGGTTGATCCGTATTGGTGTGCTCCTTTACTGACAGGGGAAGATGTCTATCGTCCTGCCAACCGACATTTTTACGATCCCGAATACTGGATGATCGGTGGCAAAAAATACCACCGCTCGCATCTAATCATCACGCGTTATGCTGATGTGCCGGATATATTGAAACCGGCCTATTTCTATGGTGGTATCCCGCTGACGCAAATGATCTACGAGCGGGTGTACTGCGCAGAGCGCACCGCCAACGAAGCCCCTCAACTGACGATGACCAAGCGGATGAATGTGCGCAAAACCGATTTGGGCAAAGTCGTAGGGGACCCGGAGCGGACCCGCCGGGCGATGGAAGCACAGTCGTATTACCGTGACAATTACGGTCAGCTCCTGATCGGACAAGATGACGAATACGAACAACACGAAACATCACTGGCCGATCTGGATGCGGTCATCATGACCCAGTATCAGCTGGTGGCGTCGGTTGCCGGTGTCCCTGTAACGGAGCTATTAGGGACGACGCCAAAAGGATTTAACGCAACAGGTGAGTTTGAAAAACGCGCATATGATAAAACCTTGCGCAGCGTGCAAAAGCACGAGCTCGAAGCGCTTTTGAAGCGGCATTACCTGTTGATGGCGAAATCGTATGTCGAACCAGAAACCGGCGTGATGCCTGATTTTGAAATTTCATGGAACCCGACCGATGAGCCGACGGAAAGCGAAGTGGCCGATATTCGCCTGAAAACGGGCCAATACTATTCGACGCTACGGGATACCGGGGCCATATCGGGCGATGACATTGCGCAGGCATTGGAGAGTGACCCGATGAGCGGATTTGATTCTGTAAATCCGGAAAGCGATTTTTATGCGGAAGAAGAAGGGCAAGGCTCTGAATTACCCGGTTTCGGTAGAGAGGCGATATAGCCGCGATCTGAAACGCTGGGTTCGAGCAATGACAAAGGACAGTCGTGACGGTGTCCTTTCTCTTTTTGACGATACCGGCAAGAAAAAGGACTTTGCGCAAGAGGGAGGAATTGCTCAAGCTGCTCAGGCTGTTTTGACGGCGAAGAAAGTTCAATGGTCGTCATACTTCGACACGATAGCCCGTGAGAAAGTCAACGAGCTTATCAACCGGATTTTGCGAGAATCCGGCGCGTCCTGTAAAAGTTCGTTAAAACCACTTTTTGAGGATGTGACGATCAGCCTTGAGAACATGACGCCAGCCATGAAAGAAATTTTCCAGGCATCCGTCAATCAGGGAGTGGATCTGATCAAATCCATCCCGTCGCAGTATTTCGAGCGTATTTCCGGCGATGTCATGCGGACAATCACCACGCCGACGAGCAGTCTGAAAGAGTTATCAAGGAATCTGGCGAAATACGGTGAAATGAGCTATCGCCGGGCGAACAATATCGCACTGGATCAGACCAGAAAGGCATACCAGAGCTTCAACCGGCAAATGCTGGATAACGCAGGGATCCAAAAAGGCATATGGGTTCATACCGGTGGCACGGTGCACCCCAGACACAAACACAAAGCGTTCAATGGAAAAGAATTTGATCTGGCGAAAGGTGCCCCCGTAGGGGATGATGGGGGATATGTCTTTCCGTCGCAAGAGCCTTTTTGCCGGTGCACGTTTATTCCTATTGTTAAGTTTTCATGAACGGTAAAGAAAAAGAACGTTGGATCACATTGCCTAACGGGGTTCATTGTCGGATTGAAGATGGAACGATTGTTGACGGCCCAAAGGTCTTGCAAGGTAAGGGGTTACATGATCTGGATGGCACAAATGATGTGCATATCCTGAAAGATACTTCACCTAAAACCAGTGAATACCAGAAGATGCTGGCGGCCAATAGCGGCGATCATTACCGGACAGCACGTGAGTTCTTCAAACAGTCTTTCAGGGTAAAGCGGTCATTGCGACGATTGACGGAGAGAGGTGTCCTGTTTTCTTCACGGGTGGTACATGGCGTGAGATCAAAGGGGGATTGAAAAATGACCCGATTAAAAGCGAATTGCTCGTCCATATTCCCGACATTATTGCAACGGGAAAATGCACGGCGGAACCGCTGTATCACGCCAGAAACGACAATACAAAAGAAGTTTTTACTTTCAGAAAATCCATTGAGACCAATGAAGGATTGAGGCTTGCAATGGTTGACGTACTGGATAGAAATAGAAGCGCACCGAACCCGGCGGCGTATAGCGTAACAAGGGAAGGCAGTTCGAAATTTGAATATCGGGATAAAAAGAAACTCCCAGCCAATCCAGGTGAAAGCCCGGCGGGGGGAGTTTCCAAGCCAGCAGAAGATGCTGGTTTTTCCCAGTCTGCTCTTAACCGGCGAATAAGCACCGGGTCACAGACCTTGCTCGCGTCCGATTCCGAACGCTTGAATAACACTATACCCAAGGAATACGAGGTTGTAAATATCCGGTTCGCGGACGAGATCATGAAAGATGGTGAAAACAATTTGGAAGATATTTTGATTGCGTTGGATGCATCTTCTTCCAGACGATATGACACGAACGGCTTTCTGCATGTTGACCTGACGCCGATAACCAAAGAACAAGTCGTCCATTATCTCGGTATCGAAATACCACGGTGGCGGGAACATGGTCTGGATCCTCAAAAAGAATACTGGGGATATCGCCCGGCGGACGAAATCGAGAAAGCTGCCAGCACATTCAACGGGCTACCGGTTATGCTGAATCACCATGTTGTCACGCCTGATACGCCAGCAAAGGATTATCAGGTCGGACACACAGGTACGGATGCCGAATGGTCGGCGCCGTATCTGGAAAATTCCCTCATCATCACCGACAGGATGGGAATAGAGGGTATTGAGAACGGCACCTATCGCCAGATATCCGCCGCATACCGGTACGACCCTGACTTCGTGGAGGGCGAGTTCAACGGGACTCGGTACGACTTCATCATCAGAAATATCAAAGGAAACCACGTAGCACTGGTCCGGAAAGGCCGTGCCGGCCCAGATGTAATCGTTGCAGATGCGGAACCGGAGGCATTTATGAACGAATCCAACGTAGAGGCTGTGGAAGTCACCGCGGCCGAAGCCATCAAAGAACTGGCGTCCCTGATTGCGGGCGTCCATATCCAAGACCCTGAAACAGGAGAAATCAAAGACATGACGCAAGATGAAGACAAAAATGCGGCGATCGGTCGCTTGCTGGATGTATTAGCACAATATGTTCCGGAAGAATCGATCGGCAAGCTGAAAGACGAATTGACCGATCTGGCCTATAGCAAGCCAACCGGTGACGATGATTTCAACGCAAAAGAAGCGTTCAAATACGGTGAAAACGTCGAGCGCGACAGAATCGAGCGCAAGGAAGAACCGGGCGGAAAAGACGCGGATCCCATGAGTGTCCGGGAAGCGGTCAAGGCTGGCGAAAACTATGAACGCAGAAAGCTGGATCGTGAACATGAATCGGAAGGAATGAAAAAAGCGATGGATGCTTGCGGACTGGATGCGGAAAGTCCCGAATTCCAGCGAGCATTCGCCGAAGGCGTGAAATACGGAGAAGAAAAGATGAGAACCGAACGGGAACATCTTGACCGTCTCCATGAATCGGAAGGCGCCCGTCATGCCATGGACAGTGCCGAGCTGGTGGACAGAATCACCCGAAACAGCCTGGAGGAATTGTCCCGGCGTAACCGGCTGGCCGAGAAAGTGATGCCGTTTATCGGTACTTTCGCGTTCGATTCCATGACGACCATCGATGTCGCCCGGTATGCGGCAAGAAAACTCGGGCTGAAAGCCGATGCGGGACAAGTCGTGACAGCAGTGGAAGCCTATTTGCACAACCGTCCTGTTCCATCCTCTCGTGCGATGGCAATGGACAGCGAACCGGGGAAAAAACGCATCAACCAGGTCAACAAATTTTACGAATTGAGGTAAACATGGCAGTCCAGAAAACAATCAGACAATTTCAGACGACCGGTATTGTCGGCGATATCGTGCTTTCCGGCCCGGTCCGGGCACAGGCAGGCATGCTAAATACAACCAATGCAGCCCTGAACGTCGTGGGAAGCGCCATGACACATGTTGCCGGCGAAAACGGCAAGTTCACGATCGGAGGGACCGGCGCTTTCGCGGGAATTTTGTCCAATTCGAAATTGTACGCGCTAAACGGGACGACTGCCGGGACACTGGAACCGACCATGGCACTGCCCAACAATACGGTAGTCCAGGGCGTTACGCTGACAAGCGGTATTCTGGTCAACCTCAAAGGCGCAGCCGCAATCGGTAACAAGATCGAGTTTTCCAAGACTGATGGCACGTTGCAAGCCAATTCCACGGGAACCGCATCAGAAGGTTACACACTGATCCCAAATTCGAAAATTGTACGTTTCAATACATCCGGGGCTGGCGAAGCGATCGTCGAACTGACTGAGTAAAGGATTTATTACATGCAACCATCAAAAATTCATTCGTTCATTCCCGCCGGCAAGGTGCGTCCTCTTGAAGGATTTAGCGTTGATTCCATGCAGGATATCCGGGATCTGGAAAAAATCGGTATCGCATTAGATAGCGAAGATATCCTCAACATGTATCAGGCGTTCCGGCGTATGCAGTCTGCCGGCATGGCCCTGGATGCCGATATCGTCGCTCCGTTGTCCACTCCCTCCATTCCGGTCGCTATCCAGTTCCTGCAGGCATGGATGCCGGGGTTTGTCCAGTTTATGACCTGGGCCAGAAAGATCGACGACCTGATCGGCATTACGACATTGGGCGATTGGGAAGATGAAGAAATCGTCCAGGGCTTTTCGGAACGCACCGGCTTTGCACAGCCGTATGGGGATGAAACCAATACCCCGCTGGGATCGTGGAACACGAACTACGAGCGGCGCACGATTGTCCGGTTCGAATCCGGCATGCGTATCGGTCGCCTTGGTGAAAAGCGTGCTGCCAAAATGAACTATTCGGACGTGGAAAACCGTCGAATGGGGGCGACCACTTCGTTAGAAATCAACCGTAACTATATCGGCTTTTACGGTTATAACGACGGAACCGGGCGCACGTATGGTTATCTCAACGATCCGAACTTGCCGGCCTACGAGAATGTGGCGACAGGGGCGGGCAGTTCGACCAAATGGGCAGACAAAACCACCCTGGAGATCATCGCCGATTTGTTGACCGCTTTCCAAAGCTTGCGCGTCCAGGCGCAAGGCAACATCGACGTCAAGAAAACGCCGCTTAGACTGCACGTTGCTCTTTCGTGTATCGACTATCTGTCCACGCCAACGGAACTGGGTTATTCGGCCAATGACTGGTTACAGAAAAATTATCCGAATGTCACGCTGGATTCGGCGCCAGAACTGGATGCAGCCAACGGCAGCGCGAATGTCTTCTACTTGTTCTCGCCGAACTATCAGGGCGACAGCACGGATAACGGCAACACCATCGATCAGTTGGTACCGATGAAATTCATGACGTTGGGTGTCCAGCAACTGACAAAAGGCTATGAAGAGGCCTATTCGAACGCTTGCGCGGGCGTGCTTTGCAAGCGCCCGACGCTGGTTTATCGTGGTTCTGGCATTTAAGGAGAGGGCATGGCATACGTTTATTCCACATTGACGAACGATCAGATATACACCTTGTGGCGTCCCGCCAAAGAGGAGGGCAAGCCGAATGTGGCTATCAAAAAAGTACAGATCAAGGGCGGTCACGGGAGAATGGGAAAAAATCTCGTCACCCCTTTGGGCGTGGTTACCGAAGTGACGGATGAAGAGCTGGACGCTCTCCAGAAATGCACGGCATTTGCGGATCATGTCAAGGCAGGATTCATCCGGGTGGAAAAGAAAAAGTCCGAACCTGAAAAAGTGGCCTCCACGATGGAAGGCAAAGACGCATCGGCCCAGAAAACGCCGTCCGACTTTAAGGATCCGCCGAAAGTAGGCAAGCCGGAAGACGATAATGGCTGAACACGTTTTTGACGTGGCGGCTTTCCGGCAGCTCTTTCCCGAGTTTGCCGATCCCGACAAGTATCCGGATGAAACGCTCTCCCGATACTGGAACTGGGCGACCTTGCGCATTTGTCCCTATGACAACTGGTTTTTATGTGGAGAACGTCTGCAATATGTACTTAATCTCATGACGGCTCATCTCGCCAGACTCGGCCAACAGTCGGCAAGCGGAGATGATCCGGGCGGGGGTATGATGCAGAGTGCAGCAGAAGGGAGTGTCTCCGTTTCGATGGCGGTTTTTCAGTTGAAAAATGCCTGGCAGTACTGGCTCATGAAAACGCCCTATGGACAGGAATTGCTTGCCTTGTTCGAGATGTTGACGGTCGGCGGATTTTATTTTGGGGGTAAACCGGAAGGATCCGCCATACGGGATGTCGGGGGGATATTTTGAAGCTGAAAGAAGTCATTAAACGTCTGGGAGAGCTGGAGAACGTCGAGGCGCGAGCCGGCTGGTTCGAGTCTGCACGATATGATGACGGAACGCCTGTCGCAAAAGTCGCCATCTGGCAGGAATATGGTGTTCCGGAACGGAGCATTCCGCCCCGTCCTTTTTTACGTCCCACAATCGCGGAAAAAAAAGAGGAATGGACAAAAGATGCGGCACAGGTCGTTTCTCAAGTGTTGCGCGGAAAAATGAGCGCAGAACAAGGCATGACGCTGGTAGCCCAAAAAGCAGCCGGAGATATACGCCAGACCATTACGCAGGTCTTTGAGCCGGAACTGTCGCCTGTGACGGTGCTGTTGCGCCAGTGGCGCAAGGAAGGCAAAGACATAACCGGAAAGACAGTCGGCGATGCTGCCAGAGCGGTTGCCGAAGGTCAGCGAGGCGAAGGCGTGACGACAAAACCACTCATCGATACCGGTCACATGCTGGCTACCTGCACCGGAATTGCCGTTAAAAAATGAACCTACGACAAATAGCAAACGGAGTGACGCAGATCGTCAATCCGAACACGTCCGTAACATGGATGCGCTCTACCGGGTTTTCCACGTCCGACGATTTCCAGCAGGTACCGGAATACGAAAGTACAACGGTTCTTGCCAATGTGCAGGCGCTGTCCGGCGCGGATTTGCAGCATATCAACGGGCTGAACATACAGGGCACGATGCGCAAGGTCTATATGTATGGCGACGTGAAAGCGATTTCGCGCCCGGATGCGACCGGAGCAGATTTGCTTGTTTTCCCGCAAGACCCGTCCAGCCCTCCGCAGACATGGCTAGTCAGTCAGGTCATGGAAACATGGCCGGACTGGTGCTGTGTCATCGTGACATTGCAAACAGATGATTGATACAACCGATTCCCAGATTTTTCAGGCGCTTGGCACGTTCATCACGTCCATATTGCCGGGCGTTCAGGTATTCCAGGGGCAGATCAACCGCGTTCCTTCCCCGAAAGGGCAGTTCGTCATCATGAACAACGTGTCTAAAGTCCGGCTGGCCTATACGGAAAACAGCTATACCGACACGGACGACGTACAGACGCAAAACGTCAAGGCACGGATGCAGTACACGATGCAGGTGGACTTTTACGGACAGGGATCAGGAAACAACGCGCAAACGTTCGTCAACCTGATAAATAACGATTATGCATATTACGCATTTCCTGACGATATAAAGCCGCTGATATCGGGTGAACCGATGCAAATACCGCTGATTTCCGGCGAAAAACAATACGTCGAGCGCTGGAAGGTTGACCTCAAGATGCAATACAACCCGGTCGCATCTGTCCCGCAACAGTTTTTTGACAAGGCACAAACAACAGTCGTGCCGCTCTGATTTTTCTCTTTTCCTCTCTTTGCCGCCTTCGGGCGGCTTTTTTTTGGAGTTTTCCCATGGCTCAAACCATCCCGATTTCACAGGTGGTGACGATCAATCCGGGCGTTGTCGGTACAGGCGGCAATCCACTTGCGCTAAACGGTGTATTCGTTACGACCGCATCCGACGTGCCTTTCGGGCAGTTGCAGCAGTTCTATTCTTCCGACGCTGTTTCCGAATATTTCGGCAGTTCTTCCCCTCTGGCGGCGCTGGCTGACAATTATTTCCTATCTTTCGACAACAGCACGAAAAAACCGCAGGCGATCATCTTCACGCCTTATGCGTCCGATGCGGTCGGCGCGTGGGTACGCGGTTCGTCTCTCGCAGGCATGACGCTGGATCAGCTGAAAGACGTTACCGGTGCGCTGTCCGTCACCATCGGTGGTCAGGCGTACAACATCGACAGTGTCAACCTGTCCACGGCGACCAGCTTCACCAATGCTGCGGAATTGCTGACTACTGCACTCAACACGTCCGATGCCGCTTCCGTCACGTGGGACGCGACTTTCAACTGTTTCCGTATCACTGTCACTGCAACCGGCGCAGCTTCGACAATCAGCGCGGTCACGGGTCCCGGCGCAGTCGCGCTTGGTCTGGCTACCGGGACAGTATCGCAGGGCGCAGATGCTGATACGGCGACTACCGCGATGGATCGCATTCAGGCGCTTTCGCTCAACTGGGCGACGTTTACCATCGTTGACGCTCTGGAAAACCAGCAGGATTTCTGCGCATGGGTCAACACGCAGAACAAGCGGTATCTGTTCGTCCCGTGGGACAACGATCCGCAAGCACTTGTCGCCAACTCAACCTGCTTGGGACAGACCTGCCAGCAGATGAAGTACGAAGCGGTTTTACCTGTCTGGGACAACATCTCTATTGCGGCAATGGCGATGGGCAGCATCGCGTCCATCGACTGGACACGTTACAACGGGCGAATCGACCTTGCGTTCAAGTCGCAATCCGGTCTTGCTGCAACAGTTACCAGCCTGCAAGACGCGGAAACGCTGCTGTCGAACGGTTATACCTATTACGGGGCCTATTCCGCAGCAGGCGAAGGAAATACGTTCAATTTCCTGTACAACAGCCAGCTTCCGGGTTCCGACTATGGGTTTGCGGATACCTATGTCAACCAGATTTACCTGAACGCACAGCTGCAACTGGCGATTGCAACCCTGCTGACTTCTGTCAACTCGCTACCGTACAACGCAGACGGCAATGCGCTCATTCGACTGGCATGCACTGACCCGATCAACGAAGCGCTTAACAACGGCACGATCCGCATCGGCGTCACGCTGTCAGACAACCAAAAAGCGCAGATCATTTCCGCACTCGGCTTCGATATTTCGACCGAGCTGCAAACGCAGGGGTACTACCTGTATATCGGCGAAGCAACGGCACAGACAAGAGGTCAACGCCAGTCCCCGCCTATTTCTCTCTATTACATGGACGGCGGTTCAATCCAGCAGATCACCGTTGCATCCATTGTCGTCCGGTGAGGTGAAGCATGACAAAAACGATTACTTCCGCGAACTCGAAGTTCACGATTTCTGCCGAAGGTCTGTATGCGGGTGTTCAGGTTCAAGGGTTTGCGTCAGACACAGCATTTACAGTCGAATCGGTGCAGACCGCAGAAACCCGCATGGGCGTCGATGGGAACATGTCGGCAGGTTATACGCCTCATGTCGTTCCTCAGACCATCCAGCTGCAAGCCGATTCCGATTCCGTAGAGGTGTTCGACACGATCTATCAATACAGCCAGTCACAGAAAGAAGTGCTGTGGCTGACGGCGGTCATCGAAGTTCCTGCGACCGGACAATCCTACACGCTGTCGAAGGGTGTCATGCAGACGTATACGCCTGTCGCTCCGCACAACCGCGTGCAGGAAGCGAAGCAGTATGTCATTCACTGGGGAAAAATCACCCCGGCAAAGATTTAAGGTGAACAATGGCACGAGAATTTACGGACGTTGAAATCACCGGCGGTCGTGATGCGGGCAAGGTATTTCGCATTACCGAAATGTCTGCTGAACAGGGCGAATGGTATGCGTACCGCCTTGCCGGTGTGTTGATCGATGCTGACAAAGATAACTCGCTGGCAAGCCTGCAAGGGCTTGTCGGGAAAGCGGGAAACCTTGAATTGCTGGCGCAGGCAGGCGGGTCGGCGATCATTCAGTTGATGATGAAAGCCGATTCGGAGCGAATGAAGCCGTTGCTGGATGAAATGAAGTCTTGCTGGCAGCTCAAGTGCAAGAACGATTTTTGCCGGAAGCTGACGGAAAACGACATCGAGGAAATCGGCACCCTGATGATGCTCCGCATGAAAACCATCGAGCTGCACCTCAATTTTTTTATCAACGGCGTCCAGAGTTTGAAGGGCTGATGAACTTCGGTGTATCTGTCCACCAGATAAGCTACGCAGCAGTGTCGCCTGCTATCGGCATGGTCATGTCCGAACGGCTGGCGACATTGCACGAACTTCAAACTGTCTATGGATGCCGAGACCTTTACAAGATGTACGAAGTGGCGTGCGTCAACCGGTACAACAACGCATTGATAGAGCAATACAGAGCGCAAAAAAATGGCTGAATCCGAAAAATTTACCCTTGAAGTCGATGTCAAGGCGTCCGGCGCGGTCAAGGAACTTGAAAACGTCGAGAAAGCCGCGAACAAGGCAGAAGAAGGGCTGGAAGGGCTGAAAGACACCGGAGAGGTGTCCGGAAACGCCCTTGTCTCGTCCTTGAAACGTCTTGCCGGTACTTTCGGACTTGTCCTGTCGGCAGGCGCTGTCGTGTCGTTCATCAAGCGCGTATCGGAAGCGAACCTGCTGCTTGGTCAGATGGCAGTGCGCAGCGGACAATCCGAAAAGAGCATCCGTGCGATGCAGAACCAGTTCAAGGCGCTGGGATACTCTGCAAGCGAAGCGAACAGCATTGTCGATGACCTTGCTGGATCGTTTGCTGCGCTCAAGTTTGGTGGTGAACTGACCGGCATTACCAAAGCTTTTGCCGATCTGGGTGTTTCCGTCATGGATGCACAGGGAAAAGCACGTGACCTGTACGACATGGCGATCGAAGCCGGCGAATTTGCGCTTGGATTTACGGGCGGCGACAGAGAAAGCGCGATGCAGCTGATGATGTCTCGCGGGATTTCTCCTGCGCTTGCCGACATGGCAACCCGAAGCGATGCAAGGGAACAGGCAGAATCGCTGAAAAGACAAGCGGCAGCATCACGCGAAATGGCTGCCAGCACCGCCAAACTGTCTGGCGCGATGACCGAAATGGAAAACGCGCTGACGGATTCTGTCCTGAAAATCAACGAGAATTTCGGTCTGTTTGACGGTCTGGGTAACGCGGTCAGTGCAATGGTTCCGGCGGTTAGAGCGCTGACAGATGTCATTTTGCAGATCGGTAAAATTTTCACGTCGCTGAAAAACATCGCACAAGCGGTATTCGCTCCGGTTCTGGAAAAATTCAAAGAGTTTGGGGAAAGCGTCGATAAGAAAATAAAGAGCGGTGAAGATACCGGAATTTTGGGCTATTTCGCTGGTGTAGGTGAGACGGGGAATACTGATTACCAGTATGACGCAGATCAGGTCAGAAAAGAGGCTAATGGATCGTCTGCAAATGCGAAAGGCGTCATTAGTAACACCGATCGAGCAACTTTAGATTTGATTGGGCGCGGGGAAGGGAGTTACAACAGCGTAAACCTTGGAAAGGCAAAAGGCGGCGGGGCCGGAACTCGCAATCTTGTAAACATGACCATTGGAGATGTGCTTCAAAGTCAGAAGAACAAGGATTTTAACGCGGCAGGAAAGTATCAATTCATTCCCGCGACTTTACGACGGGCAACAAGACTTGCAGGTTTGAAAGAATCAGACCTTTTCAATGAAGAAAATCAGGACAGGCTTGCAATGGCGCTCATGAACAGCTTGCCCGCAGTAAAAAATTATATAGAAGGTCGCAACAACAACCTGAATGGTGCGATCAAGGCCATTGCAACCCAATGGGCATCTGTCACGAATCCTGATACAGGATTGAGCTATTGGCACGGGACACAAGGAAACAGAGCATCTATAAGTGTTGCAGAGATGGGAGCGCGGTTGAAGGGGATGCGAGAAGAGTATTTGAAAAATGGCCGAAACGCGACATACGCAGAAGCAAGCAAGACACCAAACGTCATCATGCCACGTGTTCGACCTGCGGCTTACAGCGTCGCCCCCGCTACCACGAAAGTGTCGCAGTCTTCGCCGACCGTTACGCAGAACATTACTGTGTATGCGCCATCGACAGAAGCAAGCGAAATCGTCGCTGAAATCCGAAAGAGAACGCAGAATATCGGCGCACTGACATCTGTATTTATATGAGCTTTGTCAAACGCACTTTCCGCATCGTTTTCGAGCTTGGTGAGGGGTCTTTTACCGGAAAGCCAGAGGATAACCGAATAGAGCTTTCAGGGTTGAGAATCCACGCGAACATCCGTGTTTCCCCTTTCTCTGCGCTGGATGAAGCGCATATCGTCGTCTTTGGACTGAAAGCGGACACGATGAACGCGCTGACGCTCATAAAAGGGACTGTCCAGATCAACCTGTTGAAACCGAACACGGTGTCACTGTATGCGCAGGACGAGACGGGCAACGACATCCTTGTGTTCTCCGGCATGATTTTTCAGGCGCTTGCAGATTACAACAGCATGCCTACTGTACCGATGCACATTTTTGCGATGTCGTCGTTCAAGCTCAATACCGCGCCGCCAAACGCGATTTCTTTCAACGGGGCGGTTGCTGTGCCGCAGATCATGCAGACGATCCTGGACAACTACAATGCGACACGAACAGAAGCAGCGGACAAGTATGCTCTGGAAAACAACGGGGTCACTACATCCCTGACGGACGTTGCCTTGTCCGGTTCGTACAAGGAAATGATCCTGTCTGTCGCAAGGCAGGCAAACATTTCGGTTCAGTTCGAGGGCAATACGGTGGTTATCGTCGCCGCTGGTCAGTCCAGAGCGATCACCCCGATCACTATTTCCGTCGAAACGGGGATGATCGGGTACCCGTCGCTCATCCCGAACGGGTGCATCGTCAGGACGCTGTTTTCGCCCTATTACCGTTGGCTGGCTCCCGTAACCGTCAAAAGCCGACAGGTGTTGTTTCAGAAGGGAATGGGCAAGGAGATCGGTGCAAGCGAAGCGCAGTGTCTTATTCTGAAAATGTCTCACCGTCTGCAATCCGAAACGCCGAACGGCCTATGGCAAACAGAACTGCAACTGATTTATAAATTGACATCATGAACGGCATTCCAGTTTTGAGCAGCATCACAGCATCGTCAACCGCGACGATCATTCTTGGGTCTGCTGAAGCGAAGCTGTGGGAACTGCTTGGGTCTTTCTCCGGACAATGGGGGATATACCCGGCCAATTCCGGTGACGTGACACCGTCATTCGGTGAAAATCTTGAACGGGTCGTTTTGTCCACCCCGATAGGCACAACGACGATCGGGGAATTGATCGGCGGCCAGTCGTCCGGTGTTTCGCCGGTTGTGACGGTTGACAGTATCCGATCTCTTGATTCGCGTCACGAAACGCAGGTCTGTGATTACCGTATCGAACAAGGCGGATTCGCCAGTTACAATAAGGTGCAGGTTCCCGACATGGTCATGATCGAAATGGCGCGTGGTGGCGGGTTGACGAACCGGAAAACGTTTCTGTCATGGCTGGAAACGAATGTACAGAACCCGACCGTGTACGACATTGTCGTTCCGGAACGCACATATCAGAACATGACGCTTGAATCATATGAGGTGATACGGGACGCGGACAATGGCGGGACATCGCTCATCATTGCACGGTGCGCGTTCCGAAAGATCATGACAGCAATACCGGTATTGCCCAGTACGGCAAACGCCAGCACGGAAAATGCGCAGTCAGCCAACGATGCGCCGACATCCCTTGCGCAACGTGTTTCTGCATCCGTCATGAGTGCGGCAGATAGCGTGATCGGTACGGTCACAAACGCAGCAACCGCAATAGGTAACTTGTTCTGATGTTTTACACCATTCCCCTGAAACCCGTCCCGTCACAGCAGGTCGTTTGTGAAGTCGGTGGACAGCAGGTCACGATCCTGTTGCGGCAAATGGGCGGACGACAATATTTTTCTGTTTCAACAGACGGTCAAGCGCTTTGCCAGAACGTGCTGATGGTTGACCGGACATACCTGATAAACGCGCCTTATCTCGGATTTTCGGGCGATTTCCTGAGCGTGGACACGCAGGGTAACGACAGTCCGATTTTCACGGGATGGGGATCACGGTTTTTGTTGTGCTACAACGATGGACAATAACTATACAGAAAACGCGTCATTCGGGCTGTCAACAGACGAAATAGCGCAAATACGCTATCAGTTCGACGCATTCGTCCGCGAAATGTACGCCTGTCTGCCGTGCAAGGTGCTTGCCGTGAACGGTGGCGGTTTGGCTCCTGTCGGAACAGTCAATATCCAGCCGCTTATCCAGCAGCAGACAGCAACCGGAGAAATGGTACCGTATCCGGTGATATACAACGCGCCATATTTCAGGCTGCAAGGCGGAGCGAACGCGATCATCATTGACCCGGAGCCGGGCGACATCGGGTTCGCGGTTTTCTCAAGCCGCGATATTTCAGGCGTGAAACGCACTCGCGGGGATTCTGCGACCGCGTCACTTCGCAAGTTCTCACTGTCTGACGCCATATATGTCAACGGCATTCTGAACAGCACGCCAACGCAGTATATCCAGTTCTCTCAAGCTGGAATTGCTGTGTACTCGCCGACAGCTATCAATCTGACAGCGCCGACAGTGACGATCACGGCAGATCAGCAAGTGACGGTCGATACGCCTCTCATGACGATCACAGGACAGATGACACAGACCGGCGCGAAAGGTTCTGGCGCGACAACACACGGAGGCATTACGAACACCGGTGGAACGATTTCCAGCAATGGGATCACTCTTGAGACGCACGTACATGGAAAAACGATGCCAGGTTCAGGAAATACGGGCGTTCCAGTATGATTATGATGATATAATAAAACATCTTTAAAATGGGTGTTTTATGGCAAATCATAGAAAAAATGTTACTGGAGAAAAAAGGGGGCGGCTAACAGCAATCGCAATGGGCGAACTAACAAAAGATAAGAAATCAACCGTTATTTGTAGATGCGATTGCGGAAATGTAAAAACGATAACTCTATCTAATTTCGGAAAAACATTATCGTGCGGATGTCTTGCAAGAGAAATCCAAAGAGCGCATGGGAAAAAAATGATTGCAAGAGGTATCTGCAAATCGCCAGATGCAAAAGATTTAACAGGAAAGCGCTTCAATTTATGGATTGTTGTTTCAAGGGCGCCGAACAAGAGTGGACGTGTTTATTGGAATTGCAAATGTGAGTGCGGAACAGAGCGTCCAGTTCTTGGTCAAAATTTAGTTAACGGAACAGCAAAATCATGTGGATGTTTGAATAGATTACTGGCATCAAAAAGAATGAAACAAATATCTCATAGAGATTATGAGACCGGAACAAGATTATATGAAATTTGGAAGAATATGAAAGCCAGATGCTCGCCTCGTGATACAACTGGACGATATTACAGTCGAGGAATCAGAGTTTGCGATGAATGGAAAAACGATTACGCAGCATTTATGAATTGGGCTATACGGAACGGATACATGGATGAATTGACAATAGATCGTATAAACAACGACAAGGGATATTACCCAGAAAATTGCAGATGGGCGACATGTAAAGAGCAGGGAAATAACAAATCAACAAACAGGCATATCGTTTTTAATGGTGTTAAAAAAACGATGCGCCAGTGGGCAGACGAATTAAATTTAAGTTACTCAACAATAAAATATAGGGTAAATAATGGATTACCCTTGATCTGATAACAAAGCCCGCGCAATGCGGGCTTTGTTGTAACTTGAAGCAAAAAGCCACCGAGGCGGGAACCCGGTGGCTTTTCTGTTTTCTCTCGTAGATGTGATACGAAAGAACTTGAATGAATTGTATCAAGATTTCATTGAAAAATCTTCACAGGATTATGGAAGCATTCGAAAAATACAAGACGGTCAGGCGATTTTGCTGGGGTATTCTTGGGGCGGTTTTCCTGTACGGCATATACAGGACGACGGTCGATCTGGTTATTGCTCTGTTGTGCCAGTCCTGAAAATGACAAAAAAAGCCTTCCTGGATAAAGAAGGCTTGATGTGTTCTGGATGGCCGCCGCTCCTTTCGGTCCCCATCATTTACCGCACGCCTGCATAAGCAGACCGGTTACACAGCGAAGGCGGAATGTAATTTCTGTTGTCAGAACACTATTGCATTATAACCCAAATTATTTTCGGCGATAACAATGAACACTCTTTATCTCGTACCGGAAACATGGGATTTGACGGTGGACGCGTCCGGAAACATAGCCATGGCAAGCGATCCATATGCCATCGCGCAAGACGTTGCGTCCGCCTGCCGATTATGGCAAGGCGAAGCGCTTTTCGATACATCGCGTGGCGTCCCGTACAAGGCCAGCGTATTAGGTCAGCGTCCGCCGGTCGCCATGTTGACCGAGTGGTTTCGCACAGAAGCGAAAACGGTTCCGGGTGTCGTGGACGCAACACCGATACTGATTTTCGAGAATCGCCAGCTGTCAGGACAAATCCAGATAACAACAGAAACCGAGACGATCAATGTCAACATTGCAAACTAATATCCCGTCTGTAACGATCACAGAAACCGGCATATCGGTTCCGCCAACACAGGACATCTTGTCAGGCGCATTGCAAGACATCAATGCAGCGTTCGGTGGGAACCTGAACGTGTCGTCTGTTTCGACGCCTCAATACGTGTTGTCGGCGGAGCGAGCGCAGGCTATCGCGCTGGCGTATGCAAGTCTCGCGTTCACGTTGTCGCAATTCGATCCAGACACGGCAATCGGACGTTTTCAGGATGCTCTGGCAAGGATTTATTTCATCACCCGGAAATCAGGAACGCCGACCATCGTCAGCGCGACCTGTACCGGCATTCCGGGTAATACGTTGCCTGCGAGGTCACTTGCAAGAGACACATCCGGAAATGTGTACGAATCCTTGTCTGACGCTTCATTCGGCTCAAACGGCCAAGCAACGGTGCAATTTGCCAATCAGGTCAGTGGCGCCATTCCATGCGCAGCCGGTTCGCTGGTGTACATTCAAGTCGCAGTCCCAGGATGGGACGCGATTACAAACGAAATCCCCGGCGTGACAGGAACCGATGTCGAAGGCAGGGACGCTTTCGAGTTACGCAGGCAAGAATCTGTCGCGCTCAATTCGACAGGCACCGTGCCAGCCATCCGCGCCGCGGTGTCCGAAATTGACGACGTGACGGATTGTTTTGTTTACGACAATCCGTCAGACGAAACAATCCAGTATGGCGCGACAAACTACGAGCTTGCGCCGCACAGCGTGTATGTCGGAGTGGTCGGCGGTGATGATGATACGGTTGCCCAAACGATCTGGACAAAGAAGGACATCGGGTGCGGAATGAACGGAAACACAACCGTAACGGTGTACGATGATTCCGCATATGTAACGCCATACCCTGAATACCAGATCACGTTCAACCGCCCGACACCAACCGAAATTCTTTTCGCGGTCACGATCCAGCAGAATACGCAGCTTCCGTCTGATGTCATCGCGCAGATTCAGTCTGCAATCATCGCAGCGTTCAACGGTCAGGTTGACGGATTCGCAAGACCGCGAATCGGCGGCGCAATTTACGCTTCGTCCTATTACAGGATCGTTTCCGCTGTCAGCAGCCAGATCAATATCATTTCAATCCAGATAGGTACGTCAGATGCGAATCAGAACGCGGTGACTATGGGAATCGATCAGGTTCCGGTCATTCAACAGTCTGGCATTCAGGTGACGATCTCATGATTCCGATTCAATATCAGTCCAGTCCGATTCTGTCGCAGCTGGTGGATTTCATTTATCAGAATTACGACTTCCAGACGACAATCGACGACTTTTACGACAATGTCGTCAATCTGGATACAGCGCAAGGATTCGGTCTTGATGTATGGGGACGCATTGTCGGTGTGGAACGGTACCTTACGATTCAAGGCACCGGTGTAAATTTCGGATTCTACACGGGCGATGGTTCGTTCACGCCATTCAACGAGGCGCCGTTCGCAAATGGCGATCCAGCAACGCAGACATACCGTCTGGCAGATGATGCATATCGAAAGCTCATCATGGTCAAGGCGATGTCAAACATCTGCCGACCGAACGCACCGACACTGAACCAGTTGCTTCAATATCTGTTCGACGGTCAGCGGTGCTATGTGCTTGATCTTGGGAACATGGCAATGCGGTACGTGTTTGAGTTCTACTTGCAGCCATATGAGTGGGCTATTGTCACATCATCTGTCATGCCGAGACCAGCGGGCGTGAGGGTGGAATATCTACAAATTCCGACGCCAAATATATTCGGGTTCAATGAGGCGTCACCGGGCTACGCGCCATTCAATCAAGGTACTTTTTACAGTCAATCATAACGGGCTACGGCCCGTTTTTTTATGGGTGAAACATGAGCGTTCCAGCACAAGTTTTGATGCCGGTTCCTTTTGCGTCGCAGGGCGACAAAAACACGATTCCGGTAACGCCATCGACGGAAACAGGACAGACCAATTATGCGTCGTACCAAAAGGGCTTCCCGCCTGTCACGATGACGCCGCTTGTCGCCGGCGGTTTGCCGCCGCAGGGCATGGACATGAACGGCATTTTGTTCGCGCTTTCGTCGAGCATCGGGTTTTCTCAATCCGGTGGTTTACCGACTTTCAACGCAGACTTTGCCTCAACAATCGGCGGCTATCCGCAGGGCGCGGTATTGCAATCAAATGACGGCGCATCAGCGTATGTCAGCACGATTGCCAACAATACGACCGACTTCAATGAATCCCCTGAATCAATCGGCACTTCGTGGCTGCCGTGGGCTGGCGATGCAGCAAAAGGTTCATCGCTGTATATCGCTGTCGGTGAAGGCACATCTGACGCCATTACCGCGACATTCGATCCTGCGATTACCGAATTGACGAACGGCCTTGTTGTTTTCGTGCGTGCGCTTGCGTCAAACGCCACAACGACACCGACGTTCAGTCCGGATGGTCTTACCGCCACCACCATCACCAAAGGGACATACCAACCGCTTGCTATTGGCGATATTGCCGGTAATGGATACTGGATGATATTGCAATACGATTCTACGCAGGGCAAATGGGTACTCCAAAACCCTGCGACAGGCATCAACATCGTCATCCCGTCAACCATGCCAGTCGGAGCAATCTATGTGCAATTCGCTGGTCAGACTGACCCGACCACTTTGTTTGGCGGCACGTGGGAAAACGTGTCAGCTACCTATGCCGGGCTGTTTTTCCGTGCTGAGGGTGGTGCGGCTGCTGCGTTCGGGCAGTCGCAAACAGACGGAGCACCGAATGTTTATGGTGACTTCACCGTGTCTCGTTCTACCGATACGCTTGCATGGAATCTCGGACAAGCAAACGGGGCTTTTACGATGGGAGATTACACAAATACCGTTGGATTAAATAACTACTCTGTGGCAACAAATGGTCGTCCGTATGCCATTTTTAATGCGAGTTCCAATAACGCGAAATATACATTGTCTGAGGTTCGAACCGTTAATTCCACTGTGCGTATCTGGAAACGCACGGCTTAGGCTGTCCTTTTCCAGACACGGATAGTACTGTTAACCGTCCTCACTTCGGGTAAGTTGTATCTACTGTCAACTCTGCTGGCGAAAAAGTCGAAATACGTTGGTGCTGATCTTTGATTTTCGCCCTGACTCAGCCATGTAAGTTCTGCTGCCCCGATACCGAAAGCACCAATTGGGTTATGAGGTGCAGCTCCCGCGGAATCGTTATATACACCGAAAGAAACACTACCATAAATATTCGGTGCCCCGTCTGTCTGCGACTGCCCAAATGCAGCAGC